GTGCGTAACCTTGCCGGCCAGCAGGAAATGCCCGTATTCGAGTATTCCTTTGTTCCCGACTTCACCGCCGAGACCGGCAATATGGCGAAGATGGGACTTCTGGTCGGTGATGTTATCTGGATTTACGAAGAGTACGAAATCCCTTCCGATGCTACCAAGCTCGGCACCGGTATTCTTTACAAGGGCAAGGTCGTATCCATGTACGCGGGCGGACAGCAGGCGAATAACGCCCAAACGGGCGCATTCTCCGTCAACCTTGTCGGCGATTCCGTGTATATCGCATTCCAGGGCGAAACGACTTCCTATGTTGACCTGTTCAACGGCAAAACCGTAACTACCCCCGTATAAAGGAGAACAACATGAATATCGGTGAATTTGAACTTAAAGCCTCCTGCAAGGCTTATTGCGACCTCAAACAGAAAATAGGTGCTCCTAATCTCAAAGTAAAGTTCCTCACCGCTTACGAGCAGGGCGATTTGGATTTCTTTGCAGATGTGGTAATGTCGTTTGCAAACCCCAAACCTAAGAGCAAGCAGGCCGTGTTCGATGAGTTTGACAAGCTCATGGAGCAGGGTACTTACATGGAGGACATCTATACCGAGCTGGTGAACTTCGCTTACGGTATGGGTTTTTTCGGTCGTGTAGACCTGAAAGGGCAGAGCATTCAGGACTATATGAGAGAGCCCTTAAACAAGCTGGATATGTCGGCGGCAATGACCGAGGCGATAACGGCGGCAGCGGCGGACGTGGCGAAGAGCGTCGTTCGCTAAGAGAGCAGTTCGAGGACGTTAAGAAAAACATTGAAAAGGACTTCACCGATATAATCTACGATTTGCTCAAACGTGCAAGCATGGCGGGAATGCTCCCAAATCAGTTTTGGGAGCATGAACCCGCCGATATTGTAGACTATATCGAAGCCCGCGAGGAAAACCAGTGCAGGGAAATGTACTATTCAAGCGTGCTGGTATCAAGGTTTATTGCCGCCAACATAAGCAATATGTTCTCCAAGTCCAAGCACGATTTGCCGAAGTACGAAGAACTGTTTGTTCCTGCGTCGTGGGAGCGGAGCCTTGACAACAGGATAGACGAAATAAGAAATAAATTCGGAGGATATGTCCGTGGTCGTTGAAGAATTACAAATTTTAGTCGGTTGTGATGCTTCAACCGCCGAGAAGGTCTTGACCGAACTGGAAACCAGACTTAACCGATTTGTAAAGCAGTCGGCAAGTAGTATGCAGAACGCGAAGGCCATACGCGCACAAGCCGCAGCGGAAAGGGAAGCACTCAAAACCGAGGCCGCAAGGGTGAAGTACGCGAACGATATAGCCAAGTCAAACCTTGCACTTGAAGCCGCGCAGCGGAAAGCCGCACGGGCAGCCGAAATGCTCAATGAAAAGACGCGCAAAATATCCGCCAGCGCAAGCGAACAGAGCAATGCGTTTGAACAGATGGCGGACGGGCAATGTGAATCCTTAAATAAGGTTGCGGAGACCGCCGAGGAAGTAGAGCGCAGATTAGACGAGACGATGAGCAAGGTTCCTGCCGGATTCGGGACGAACGCCTATAAGGGACGTAACCCGGAAGCCGAAGCGGAAGCTTTAGTACCGAAGGAAGCCCAGCCCGTAAGCCGTGACTTAGCGGAAAAGTTTGTTAAGGAAGCGAATACTGCCGAGCTGTTCAACATGAAGCTCGATGAGCTTTATAATAAACTGCAAAGGCTCTTAGGCGTGGAAGAAAAGCTGTCCGAGGGCGGCGGCACAGGGCAGGGGCTTGAACGTGTCCGAGGGCAAATCCTGTCAGTGACCGAGCAGATACAGAAGATGCAGGAAAAAGCAAAAACGGCCTTTGAAACACTGCCCAAAACCGCGAAGAAGGCCGCCGCAAAAACGCAGGGTGTTTTCGCAAAGCTCGGTAAGGCTATTGGTAAAATCCTATCGCGAATGATTATATGGCGGGCCATAAACGCCGTGATAATGAGCGTTCAAGAAGGACTGAACAATATGGCGCAAGCGTCAAAAAAAGCCAACGCTACACTATCGCAACTGCAAAGCGGGTTTACTTATGTGAAGAACTCCATAGCAAGCGCATTTATGCCAGTCTTGCAATCGTTAGTGCCAATAATAACGAGGGTTGCAAACGCCATAGCGGGGTTATTCAACACCATCGGCGCGTTCTTTGCAAAGCTGAGAGGGCAGGACACCTTTACAAAAGCAGTATATGTTCAGCAGGATTATGCCGCTTCTTTAGGTAAGACAAACAAAGCTGCGAAAACCCTTAAAAACACTCTGGCGAGCTTTGACCAGATTAACCTTATCCAAAACGAAGGCGGCGGAGGCGGAGGCGAATCAAACCTTGTCGGCGATATGTTTAAGGAGGTTAAGATTCCGGCAGGTGTTAGCAAGTTTGGACAAGCAATTCTTGACTTCTTTAACCGTGTCAAGAAAAAAATACCGACGCAGGTAATAAACAGATTCAAGGAATCCATAGGCAAGCTTAGTGAATCGTGGAAAAGATTCAAAGACGCATGGACGCAGTTCAAGGACAATCCAGCCATGAAAAAGTTCACTGATTTTGTGGAATGGCTGATAGCTAATGTTGCAGCTACGGTAATAACAGATGTCAGCATTGCCATAGAAAACCTTTCGTATGTTCTTGATATATTCACCGGTGCTATGAACGGTGATTGGAAAGCCGCGTTAGATGGTTTCTGGAAAATACTTGTTAATATCCTTGATGCTGTAGTTCAAACTGAAACAATGCCAGCTATCAGGCTGATAGATAAGATATTCGGAACAGACTTTGAGCAGCGGTGGAACGACTTTATTAAGCTTCTAAAGGAATCTGATTTTGAAACCCTTATCGACAAAATAAGAGAATCTACCAACAAAATGGATAGTGGCGGTATATCGTCCAAATTCGCCGCCATCGGCAAAGCCGTAGAGCTTTTCAAGCTTCAAATAGATGGGTTAGTTGCACTGCTTAATGGTGACTTTGACACCGCATGGAGAAAACTTAAGGAATACGTATTAACTGCCGTAGATTTTATTGTTCAACTGGTAGCCATGCCTGCTATAAAAATCGCCGATAAGATATTCGGCACCAACTTTGCGGGCGAATGGAATGATGCCATAGCCGCCATGAAAAACAATAGTGTTGGAGATGCCCTCAAGGAAGGTATAGAGGAGGCAGACGAGGCGACCATAGGGCTGAAAAATGAGGTACAGGATATTAAGGACGCATTCAACGGGGTAGAACCAACCGCAAATACCGCTATGTCCGGCACGGCAAAAGCCATGAAGGACGCGCAGCCCGAGGCGAACAACCTCAAAGAAAAAGTGGCGCAAATGTGCGACGCGATAAAGCTGAAATACGGCGAGGTTGGGCAAAGCAGCGGGGATGTGGCTAATGCGTTTGGCAGTGCCAACGAGAAAATTCAAACCTCTTTCGGGTCGCTAAGCAAAAAGGCGGATGAAACGTTCTCGAAAGACTCGTGGGACGAAAGAACCGGCGTAATCAAGACCTCGCTGTCGAAAAATACCGACGAAGCAACTACCAAGTGGGACAACGATATGTCCTCATGGTGGAAGGATAAGGTTGAACCGTGGTTCCAGCAAAACAAGTGGATAAACTCTATGCAGGGCGTTAAGGAAGCCTTTGCCGCAGTATTTAAGGGCGCTGTAAACGCCGCTATCACGCTGATAAACAAGTTTGTCAACTGGGTAAATGATAAGATGCACATCACTATAAAGCCGCTGGTTATCGGTGGCAAAACAATATTTGATGGCGCAGACTTCAATCTATTTACCCTTAAAACTATCCCCTTGCTGGCGCAGGGCGGCCTTGCTTACGGCGATACCCTCGCAAGGGTAGGCGAATACGCCAACGCCAAGAATAATCCCGAAGTCATAGCCCCCCTTGATAAGCTGCAATCCATAATGGGCGGGCTGAACGATAAGGATACCCAAACCATCATAGCCCTGCTCAAGAGAATAGCGGATAAGGACGTGGAGATAGCACTGTATCCCTCTGCGAAGCTGGGCAGGATAGTCAATCAATCGGTCAATATGAACAATATTGCCATAGGTAACGTGTGATGTATAGATATGATATAGGCTTAAAGGTGGGGAGCTATACGCTCCCCGACCCCTCTAAACTGAATATGACACTCGCTGACCTCGACACGGAGGCTGAAAGAGACGCTTCCGGCACACTCAACCGAACAATGGTAGCGCAGAAGCTGACCGTTGAATTGTCGTGGGACGTGCTGACATGGGAGCTGTGCTCGGCGATATTACAGGCTGTCGATTCCGACAGCTTTCCTTTTACCTGTCCGAACCCTAAGACCCTTGCGGGTAACTATTCCGGCACGTTTTATGTAGGCGACAGGAAAGAAGAAATTATCTGGTTCCCCGAAGGTGATAAGAACAAGGCGTATATTTCCTTGAGCATGACGGTAATAGAGTATTGACACTTCCCCCTAAAGGCGTAATAATGAAATTACATATCTTTAGGGGGTTTTGTTATGAAAATAATAGCTCTTAAATGCCCGAACTGTAATGCCGATATAGAGTTAGATCAGGATAGGGAATTTGGTTTCTGTAATTATTGCGGAACCAAGATAATGATTGCCGATGCCGTACAGAAAGTGAGCGGAACGGTAAATATAAATCGCTCGTCCGAAATCAATAACATTCTCAAAAGAGCGAAAGACTACGAAGAACGGCAAATGCTTGATGACGCCGAAAAATATTACGACCGTGCTCTTGATATTGACATGGACAATCAGGAGGCACAAGAGGGCTTGGAACGTGTAAAAACAACGATACTCGAACCCAATGTGATAATAGAACGCCCAGAGTTGGAAGGTTCATACGCCGAACAAATTGTAGTCAGCGAGGACGGTGAAGAAGTGTGTCGGCTCGGTTTGGGCGAACGCAGTTTTATAGAATGCCCGGTAGGCAGGCACGTGTTTGACATAAGAACGAGGAATGAAGCCATTAAAGCAAGAATAACCATAAAAGACAGGCGGGATAGCGCGAAAATTTCTCTCTGGTTCCAGCGCGGGTATGGACTGTACGGACACGCAGAGGGTTCCGCAAAGATAATAACCAACGGCGCAGATGCCATTCCGGCGGAAACTGAAACGACAAAGAACACGCCGACAGGCGGCGGCGAATTTAATGTATATCTGGGCGGTAAACCTAAGAAGAGCGGTTGCCTGACCAAAATTCTAATCGCATTCGGCATATTGCTTTTACTCGGAATTATCGGCTCATTAAGATAAATACTCCGTGACACCTTCGGGTGTCTTTTTTATTGGAGGCAAAATGTATACAGTAAGCACAGGCTTTCGTAACGCCGTAATGTCGGGCAAGCCCCAAAAGCTAAAGCTGACATTCGGCGAAAATCAGATAGCGGAACAAAACCTCTCAATCTCCGGCTTGACCTATTCAAGCATGGCTTTCGAGGACGAAGAACTGACGATAGGCGCGGCCTGTTCCGCAGAACTGGGGATAGAACTCCTTAACTTTGACGGGGGGCTATCCTCTTTTAACTTTGACGGCACGGAGTTTACCGCCTCGATAGGCGTACTCGTGGGGGAAGAATACGAATATGTTCCTCTGGGCGTGTTTATCTCCGAAAAGCCCGACAAACTTAAACCTAAAAAAATAAGCATCACCGCCCATGACAGAATGGTAAAGTTCGATGTGAGCGCAGATACTTTTCTTAATTCTCTTTCGTATCCTACTACACTAAAAAATATTTTCACATCGCTTTGCGCTCATGTCGGCGTACCTGCTTCAATAGCAGACTTCCCCAATTCGGGGAAAACCTTTGATTCGCCGCTGTTCAGGACGCAAGATGTTCTATGCCGGGAAGTTCTTCAATGGATAGCCGAGGCGGCGTGTTCCTTTGCCCGCATATCCCGAAGCGGAGTATGTGAACTGGCGTGGTTCGCCAATACCAATGTCACCTTTAATAAGACCGCCAATTCCGCGGATTATTATAACGCCGTGGTATCGGAGTATCAGGTAGCCAAGATAGACAAATTACAGGTAGCCGCTTCAGAAAAGGACATAGGCGTAATAGTTGGCACGGGGACGAACGCTTATCAAATAATAGACTGCCCTATGCTGTACGGTTATACCGATGCACAGATAAGACCTTATGCAGAGGTTATCTATAACCGCTTGAACTCCTTTGCGGCGTTTACGCCTGTTGAGCTGGACGCAAAGGGCGATTGGTCTTTGGAAGCGGGCGACATGATAAAGGTAGTCACGGGCGATGGGACTTATACCTTCCCCATTTACCGCATGGACTTGACCTTTAAGGGCCGGGCAAGGATACAGTACATAAGCTCCGGCTCCCCTCTACGCCCCGCCATAAGCGCGGAGAACCGCCGGACGCTCATAGCCGGACGCGCAGCCCATGAAATAGAAATGACCGTTGAGGGAATGAAGCAGACGGTCACACGGGTAGCTTTCCTGACCCCTGTTGAATCCGACACCGACCCCTCTTTAGGGTGGGACGATGACCAGAAAACCGCGAACACGGGGTATCAATGGTACAACGATGGCAAGATAAAGGTATGGACGGGTTCCGCGTGGCAGACGGTCATCTCCCCTAAATATAATCAGACCGCCACGCCTACGGGCGCAAAGGAGGGGGAATACTGGTACAATCCCTCGACAAAGGAAATAAAGCGTTACACGGGTTCGGCGTGGGTGGTAGATAACACCGTATGTATGCCTACCACATGGACGCAGAATATGCAGACACAGCTTGAAATAACCGCCGAGGGATTGTCGAGCACCGTCACCAAGGACAATATTATTTCCACCATAAATCAAAGCTCGGAAGCGGTATCAATAAGCGCGTCAAAGATAAACCTTAACGGCGTTGTCACGGCGAACAACAACTTCAAGATAGACACCAACGGCAAGATGACGTGCGTAAACGCCACCATAAGCGGCTCAGTGACCACCGGCAACCTTACGGCATCAGGCGGTACGATTGCGGGATTCGATATACACGGCAGTTACCTTGAAGGCAATACTTGTTCGCTGTACTCAGGGCAAAGTGGAGGTAAGTTAAAGCTTGGTCAAATAACCCTGTCAGGCCAAAAAAGCGGGCTTGTTACGCTGGGAGTTGATTATTCTATTAACGCCGGTGCTACTATATTTACTAAAGGTTATCTGCAATGTGATCAAATTTATGATTATTCTGTCAACACTTATACGCTACGATGGGCGGCATCAGGCGGAGGATATATAGGCTATGCTTCCTCATCGATACGCCGCAAGGAGAATATTCAAGATGCGGGGTTGGATTGTATAGCAAAAGTGAACGCCCTACGTCCCCGTAAGTTCACATGGAAATCCAGTGGTAAACAGGATTACGGGCTTATAGCCGAAGAAGTCTACAAGGTATGCCCCGAACTTGTTATAACCGAAAAAATCAATGGCAAAGATATCCCGTGCGCCGTTGATTACGAGGGCGGATTACCCAAGTTGTTATTGCCTTATGTGCAGGACTTAAACCGGAGATTATCAGCATTGGAGGAAAGATATGGCGCTGTATCTACCTAAAACTACAAAAGAGGGCGTTCCCGTAAATTATTGGGTGATAGATGATGTTAAGATAGACAGAGTAAACAAAAGGGTTGACGCGACAGTCAATCCTTATTTTTCGCAGGAAGCACGGCTGGCGGGTGCAAATCCTATAACTTTCGCGGCGGTGAAGATTCGAGTAGAGGACATCGTTTATCCTTCTGAAGAGTATGGCGAAAACTCGACCGATTACACTGACTATTTTAGCCCGTCCGCGCTCGAAGGACAAACGTTGTATCAGGTTGTTTATAACTATATCAAAACCCATGATGACAGATTTAAAGGAGCTACGGATATATGACAGACGAACAGAAAGCCGTTATACAAGCGATAATACGCACACTTAATACTTCTATACCCGTTGTAGCGAAAGCGGACTTAGACGCGAAATTAGGCTGTATTCTGGCCTTAGAAAAACTTGCGGAGGACGAACAATGCACAGAATAACGGTTGACGGAAAGTATCTTCTCACTACCCCTATACAGTCCCTTGTTATCGAGGGTGAAAGTCTGGCGGATACCGTCACTATCAGCATACCCTTAGATGCCCGTGATGTAGACCTTGCCGCCGCAGGGTTCACCATAAAGGCGTACTGGCCCATGGACGGCACGGAAGCAAGGTATGTGCTGTATAAAGATGTGGGGGAAGATATAACCCTTACATGGCATATCACGCCGCTGTTTACGGGCAAGCGGGGCATGATGAACCTCACACTTTTAGCTACTCTGGCGAACGATGAAAAGAACATTATAGCCAAGTGGACGGGAACGCGGCCCATTGAGATAATCGCCGACCTTCCCGGCTCCAACCTTCCCACCCCCGGCGTGGCTGAACAGCTTCTTGCCGAGGTGCAGGACTTAGTATCCCAAGCGTTAGGCGCGACAGGCCCCACAGGCCCGCAGGGTGAAATAGGCCCCACAGGCCCCCAAGGCCCGCAGGGTGTACAAGGCCCCGCAGGAATACAAGGCCCCAAGGGCGAACAGGGCGCGGCAGGCCCCAAAGGCGAGCAGGGTATACAAGGCTTGCAGGGCCCCCGTGGTGAGCAAGGCCCCGTTGGCCCACAAGGCCCGGAGGGCAAGAAAGGCTTGCAGGGCGACGCTGGCCCCGTAGGCCCCACTGGCCCCGAAGGTAAGAAGGGCGATAAAGGCGACACGGGAGCCGCAGGAGAAACGGGCCCCGCTGGCCCCAAGGGTGAGCAGGGTATCCAAGGCCCTAAAGGCGACCCCGGAGACAAGGGAGACACGGGCCCCAAAGGCGATACGGGAGCCACAGGCGAACGAGGCCCCGCAGGAGCGCACTATACGCCCTCTGTGACCGCTGACGGCGATTTATCGTGGAGTAATAACGGCGGGCTGGATAACCCCGCCACGGTCAATATACGGGGGCCACAGGGCGAACAGGGAGCCAAGGGCGACACGGGCGAAGGATTTGCTGTGTTAGGCTATTACGCTTCTCTCTCGGCATTACAAGCCGGAGTATCTAACCCCTCCGCTGGTGACGCTTACGGCGTGGGCGCGGGCGAACCGTATGATATATATATCTGGGACGGCGTAAATTCCAAGTGGGTAAACAACGGCCCCTTGCAGGGCGCAAAAGGTGAGCAAGGCCCCACTGGCCCTAAAGGCGACACGGGCCCCAAGGGAGACCCCGGCGATAAAGGCGACACGGGAGAACAAGGTCCCACGGGCGAAGCCGCCGGATTCGGCACACCCACCGCCACAGCGACCACCCTTGACGCGGGAGCTCCCGCTACTGTAGAGGTGACAGCTTCCGGCGCAGATACCGCAAAAGTGTTCACCTTTAAGTTCGGCGTTCCCAAAGGCGAGCAGGGTATACAAGGGCTTATAGGCAACCCCGGAGACAAGGGAGAACGAGGCCCCGCAGGAGCGCACTTTACGCCCTCTGTGACCGCTGACGGCGATTTATCGTGGAGTAATGACGGTGGGCTGGAAAACCCCGCCACAGTCAATATACGGGGGCCACAGGGCGAACAGGGTATACAGGGCGAACAGGGTATCCAAGGCCCCGAAGGCCCGCAGGGTGAGCAGGGCATACAGGGCAAGCAGGGCATACAGGGCGAGCAAGGCCCGCAGGGCGACCACGGCGCAAAAGGCGACCCCGGCACAGCCGCAGGATTCGGCACGCCCACTGCCACGGCAACCACCCTCACTGCCGGAGCCGCCGCCACCGTAAAGGTAACGGCAAGCGGCGCGGACACCGCAAAGGTATTTGATTTTGAGTTTGGCATCCCGCAGGGCGAAAAAGGCGCGACAGGTGAAAAAGGCGCGAAGGGCGACCCCGGCGCAAAGGGCGATACGGGCGAGCAAGGCCCACAGGGTATCCAAGGCCCCAAGGGCGCGGACGGCCCCAAGGGCGACACAGGCCCGTATTTTACCCCCGCCGTCTCTGCCGAGGGCGTAATCTCATGGAGCAACAACGGCGACCTCGCCAACCCCGACCCCGTCAACATCAGGGGCCCACAGGGCGAGACCGGCGCCACCGGCCTCCAAGGGCCTGCCGGAGAGACTGGAGCCACAGGACCAGAAGGACCTAACGAGATCACTACCGAGACGCAAACTAATTTGACCGGATTACTAAAAGGTAATGGTACAAATGTGCAACAGGCGGAAGCTGGCACAGACTACCAAGCCCCTATTGTAGAAACAACTGCAACATTAGTGGCTACTGATTGGGTGGTTGGTGATTATAGTATAACGCAGGCTGTATCTGTAGACGGTATGAGACAGAATAAAAAAGTTATTATTAGCCCGGATATTAACAGTATGGAAGAATATCTTAGAACCGGCATATATTGCGCCAAACAGACTTACAACGCATTGACGTTTCAAAGCACCGTTACAACGCCGCCAACGAACGATTTAACTATCAATGTTTTAATAATGGGGTGATAATATGATGTATCAAGTGACTGGAACGGGTTTGCAAGCTGCACCCATCACTACAACAATACTCCCCGCCAGCGGCGCGGCGCTGACGGCAAACACCATATATAACGTATCCTCTCCTGTGGGTACATACGTGTTTACCCCGCCCTCCTCCGGCTGGGCACACGGTAAATTTACTACTGGTGGTAATGTATCAGTGTCATTTAGTGGTACATTCATTGGCGCGGCTCCTACCATCGAAGCATCTAAAGCGTATGAATTTGATGTGTTCGATGGCGTATGGGCGGTGCAGGAGGTCGTGAGTGCATGATAGCTATGCTACGAAGGAGGCTGATGAGTGGCGGCGGAGCTTTTGAGTTTACCTACACAGGCCAATTTACGGACAAGATAGAAGGTTCAAAGCGCGTTATCAAATTCACTTCATCTGGTACACTGAATGTTAGCGGTTCGGTTGTGGCTGTTCTTTACTTGTTGGCTGGCGGTGGTGGAGCGCAATATGACACGGGTTACGAAAATGTAATGTCGGGCGGCGGTGGCGGAAACTTAACGGTCAATGACTTTATGCTGAGCGATGGCACATATAACCTCGTGATAGGCAAAGGAGGCGGTGGGTGTGCTGGTCAGTATGTTAACGGTAAATGTAGCGGTGATGGAGGCGATACCATGGGATTCGGCTACACTTGTACTGGCGGCACAGGGGGAGGCGAAAACTTATATACTCCTTATGGCGGCACTGGCGGTAAGCCGAACGGAGGAAATGGAAGTACACCTGGACAAGGAGTGTTAAGAGCTGTTGCAGGAGGAAAACCTAATGGTGGCTCAATTAGTAATCCAATACAAGCAAATTCTGGCGGCGATGGCTATATCACACTTACAATACCACTATAAAAAGGAGTACACTATGAAAATAATTTTATCGGGGGGGGGGCAGCCTCCGTAAAATAAAAAGCGCCTATGCGCTATGATACCCTTGCAGTTCGCCTTGCGGCGCAGAATGATGATGGCAGGGGGAAATAAGAAGTGTATTATCACAACATCAGGTACTTTTAGCGGCGGTGCGGGTTCGTATTCTGCAATCACTTTACCAGATGGCACGGTTGTTAACAAGTCAGGTACATACGAAGTGAATGTAGGAGATACTATTATACTGAGTGTTGCTATAGGAAATGTGCGTGACACTCGATATTATGCTCAAATTACGGTTGAGGGGGCGCACATTGTTAGATTTCAAGATTTGAATACCACGAAAACATACGAGTATGTAGTGAATAGCAATATTACAATTACAGGCGGGATACGAGGCAATTTTATGCCGCAGCTTGTCCTTACAAAAAATATATAAAGGAGCAATACAATGCTAAACACAAACTATGCTAAGCTGATTGGGGAGTATCCCGAATATTTACGCTTGCCGGTTGAGTTGCAATCGCCGCTTATAATCAACGGTGTGACGCACCCCGCAGGGGCGCACCTCTCCACCAATGACGATGCGGCAATAAAGGAGTTGGGCTATAAGCCCGTGACCCGTTCCCCCATGCCCTCAAAGGAGGGCTTTTATTATACCGAAATGTGGGAGGACAGCGGCGAAGCGATAGTCCAGAGCTGGACGGAGCATGAGGCGCAGGCCACCACGCAGGACTATATAGACGCGCTTGCGGAGCTGGGGGTGAATGTGAATGACGCGCAGTGAACTTATGGCACTGGTAGCCGTGCGTAAAGCGGAAATCGAGGCGCACGAAACCGATCTTGTAGAGGTGCTGACGGCGGCGCGGGCAGGGCTTACCCCGACCCCCACGCAGGGCGCACCGTGGGACGCTGAGACCCGCTATATAGCCGGGGATACGGTTGAGGGCGGATATGTCGCCCTCAAATACAGCCGCAACAAGCCCCCTGCCGCAAACCTCGGCACATATTGGGCGGTGCAGACCGTGACCTATCCCACGTGGGGCGACATCGAAGACGGCACTGTGATTGAGGTAGACACCATAGTGACCTACAACGGCAAAACGTGGCAATGCACCGAGCAGCACATCAAATCCACCGTCTACAAGCCCAAGGCGGGCAGCTCCAAATGGAGCGAATACACGGAATAAGGAGCCGCACGGCTCTTTTTTCATAATTAAAAAACAAAAATAAAGAAAGGAAAAGAATTATGGACTACACACTCAAAGCTCGTGAAATCGTTAGAGATTATGTAAACGAGCACCTCGACAAGACGGACGGCATAGAGATCAACATAACTGATACTTATGTTGTTTGGCACTGCAAGATCCTCCAGAATTGGAAGACACTGGTATCCACCAAACTCCCCGATGGTATGTATTATGAGGTCACTTACAACGGCGACAAAAACGAAGTGTACCTCGATGCATATAAGAAGTTCGAGAACCGCTGCATAAAAATCTAAAAAGAAAGGAAAACATTATGAAAAAACTCACTTGTATCCTCGCGGTAATGCTCATGCTGTGCCTTTGCACCATAGCCTACGCCGCAGACCCCGTAACTCTGGATATAACCGCGCTGGACTACCAGACCGGCAAGGCGGTATCCAAAACCTACGTCAATAACGAGCTGTTTTTGCTCAAAGTGGACATAGGCATACCCCGGTTTTACGACCTGACCGATATGGAGATTATTGTGGAGCTGGACGGCGTAAAGCTGGACACAAACGACCTGAGACTGGAGGCTGGAACATATTACCTGAGCGGCATAGTTACCGACCAGCCCGCCGCCCTCCGTATAACCGTCAAGGACAAGGCCTACGACAACGCCACCACCGCCGAAGAACTCTACAACGCCATGCAGAAAAACAGGACTGTAAGCAAGACCTACTATTTTAACGCCGCGCAGCCCGCCGAACAGCCCATTGCAAAAAATCCCGTGGTGATACCCAAGACCGGCGGCGCCTCCGCCCTCGCGTATGCGGTATCCATAGCCCTGATAGGGTTCGGCCTTGCGGTAGCAGGTAAACGCAAATGAGCAGAGTAACAGGCTTTATAGAATACCTCGAAAGCCATGTCGGGGATATGTACGTCTGGGGTGCGCAGGGGCAGCAGGTTGACAGCATGAGCGACCCCTACGCATGGATAGAACGGCGCGAAACCAGCGACACGAATTACAACCGCGCCGTGAAATTCATGGAGAAGGCCGAAAAACGGCCTCTCTACGCATTCGACTGTTCTGGCCTCATCGTACACTACATTAGCGACATAAGGCACTGGATGAAGGGCGACACCAACGCCCAGGGGCTTTACCGTATGTGCGACGAAAACAGGGGCTACGTCGGGAAAACCCCCATATGGCCGGGCGACCTCGTATTCAAGTACAGCGAAAGCAGCAAGAAAATGGTACATGTCGGCGTATACGTCGGCGATGGCTATACCATAGAGGCCAAAGGCCGGGACGATGGCGTATGCAAGCGCAAGTTGTCCGATGGCAGCTGGACGCACTGGGGGCGGCTTGCCCTGCTCCAGCAGGAGGAAGAAAAGGAGGAGGTAAAGGCGCGGAAGATCATAACCCTGACGAGCCCCATGATGCGGGGAGACGACATCAAAGCCTTGCAGACCGCCCTTAACGCTCTGGGCTATGACGCGGGGGACCCTGACGGCATAGCGGGCAAAAACACCATTGCGGCCATACGGGCGTTTTGCCAGGCACACAGCATGACACCGACAGAGCTACCGAACGTGTTGCAGGCTACCGTATCCGTGGACGGCAAAATCTATGTAGGCACACTAAAAAAATAAGGAGGAGCACCCATGACCAAAGAATGGATATGGGCAATCGTAACGGGACTGAGCGGCATTTTGCTGGGCTGGCTGGCTCACATAAAGACCGCAAGAAAGGACGCGGTTGACGCGGCGACACGCGACACCGCCGTTGACACCGCGCTTAAATCGGACGTGGACTATATCAAGCGCGGCGTGGACGATATCAAACTCGATATGCGGGCGCAGGCCACCAAAATTGAGGACATAGACCTCCGCGTGGCTCGTGTGGAAGAAAGCACGAAAAGCGCCCACCACCGGCTGGACAGGCTTGAAGCACACAACAACTAAAGGAGGAAAAAACATGAAACTCTCGAACAAGGTATACGACATTCTCAAGGCAATCGCCCTGATCTGGCTCCCCGCCATAGGCACCCTCTATTTCGCCCTTGCGGGCATCTGGAACCTTCCCTATCCCGAAGAGATAGTCGGCACTATCACCGCTGTTGACACGTTCCTGGGCGCGGTGCTGGGTATATCCTCGGCAAACTACAACAAACAGTAGCCCCCCGGACGGGAATCCCTTTCAATAGCCCCCCTTAATTGGGGGGCGCATTTTTATAAAGGAGGTATAGGCTTTTGGAGAAGCGGGCCTCTTTGAAATGGATAAAGCATTGCTTAATTCCCGCTCCCGCACGGAATGGGAAGCACTCATACACGAATGGATACATAACGAAAAAGACCGCTGGCTGATAACCCGCCGCCTTTTAGACGGGGTGTCATACGACGCTTTGACGGGCGAGTACCAGCTTAAATTTGAAATACCCCTTGAATATGACCAGATACGAAGGCGGTGCAAGGCTGCCGAAAAACAACTGAAAACGCACTGTAAATAGCCGATAAATAGCCGATGGGAGCAGTCCTATCGGCTCTTTTTTTATGCCAAAATTCAGGTAGAAGGGAGCGTGAAACAGTGTATCCATACCAACCTTATTTTAACCAGCAAACCCAATATCAGCGAACCGAAGTAGTCAAAGTGAACGGCGAGGGCGGCGCAAAGGCGTATCAAATGCCCCCTAATAGCTCCGTTCTTCTGTTGGATGAAACGGCCCCCATAGTGTGGCTTAAAACAACGGACGGGGCGGGGTTCCCCTCTCTCTCGCCTTACAGCATAACCCCGTATAAACCCGCTCCGCCTGTCGATGTGAACGGCCTTGAACAGAGAATAGCCAGATTGGAGGAAATGATAAATGCTAAACCCGATACTACAAATGCTAAGCGGAGGAAGTCCGAGGAAACTCAACCCACAAATGATAGCGCAGGCTAAACAGATGATGTCCGTTCCTGGGCAAATACAGAAGATAAAGCAGATGATAGGCAACGGCGACCCTAAACAGATGTTTTATGCGGCCTGCAAGCAATACGGGATAGACCCCGAGGATATTCTCTCTGAATTAAGATAGACCATTACCCGAAGCGCGCACGGGATTGGAATATAAATCGAAAGGAACTTTAGAACTATGGATAATATGCCCTCTCTCGCGGATATAGCCGCGGTAACTGATGGCAAGACTGACGGCTTCAACGGAGGCTTCTGGATATTCGCCCTTATCATACTTTTTGCTATGATGGGCGGCGGCTTTGGCGGCTGGAACCGCCAGGGCGAATTTGGACAGTATGCCACCGCTGCGTCTCAGCAGGAAATTCTCTTCGGTCAGCACTTCGGCCAGATCAATGACCGCTTGACTAACATCGGCAACGGTATATGTGATTCCACCTTCGCGCTGAACAACGCTATCACCACCGAAGGCCGGAACCTGTCCAACCAGCTCGCAAACTGCTGCTGTGAACAGAGGCTCGGTATAGCCAACCTCTCAGCGCAGATGAACCAGAACACCTGCGACATAACCACCGCTATCCACGCCGAGGCCGAGGCCACCCGCTCCCTGATACAGGCGAACGAAATGCAGGCTCTCAGGGACAAAGTGTCCAGCCTTGAGATGGATAACCGCATGTACGGAGTAGTCCGCTATCCCAACGGTTACACCTACAACGCGGGGAACTCTCCCTTCTGTGGTAATAATTGCGGCTGCTGCTGCTAATTCCGGCTATGCCGTGATATATCGGGGCGGCGTATGCTGCCCCTTGATTTTCGAAAGGAGCATAATAAAAATGGCTTGTAAAAATGTATGCAAACTCTGCCCCAACCTTATAATCTCCCAGGCCGTTACCTTCACGGCGGGAACCGGGCTGATAATCAACCTCCCGGCAGGCAACTATAACGATAATCAGAAATACTGCATCGTGGTAGCTCAGTCTATCCCGGCGGCTACCACTATAACCGCGCCCGTGTTTGTCACCATAGGCGCCGGCACGGAACAGTACCCGCTGATAGATAGCTGCTGCGCCCAGGTCACAGCCTGCGCCATACGCACCCGCACCAGGTATGCTACCATCGTCAAGACCAACACCACGGGCGGCAGCTTTAAACTGCTCAATAAAACTTGCGCACTCACCAACAGCCTTGCAAGCATTAACGGAGGCGCAGAGTAATGAGCTTTAAGGAGATCATACGCCTGATATCCGAAAGGCACACCGATATGGCAGAAGTGACCGATGCGCTCTCTGATATGATGCACACGGTAAAGGACCGTCTGCCGGAGGTGTACAGAGAAACGATGTATTGCCTCGAAGAAATAGCATATCGGATAACTCCCGAAGAGGCGCGGCAGATAGTCAAGGGTATGCGCCCATACGGTCAAAAATGGGACTATGATACCATCAAGGCGTTTCTGGCGACGAAGGGAATAACGGCGGTATGCAAATACTACCTGTGCATGAATATGTACTACAACGATAGTCACGATACCGCCGAAATGGTAGGCAGGGGAGAAGACCCGGAGTTTTATTTCAGCCTTGCAAAAGATTTCATTAACGATATAGACGGTAAGGATTTCAAGGTTGAAAAATATTTTACTGCGTAACTGGCAACCTTCCGGCAACTTTCTGGCAACCTTTTATTTCAAGCCCTAAAACGAGCGCAAACGGAAAATATAGATAAACAGCCGCTTTTTACGGACGAGAAACTGCAAGGAACTGAATAAAAAACGGGTAGCCGCCGGATACCAAACATCAAAAACGCTCGTGTTACACGGGCGTTTTTCTTAGGTATTCAGGGCTTTTTTGATTGCTTGTGCTCATTTTGTGGTTTCGCTTTGGCAACTTTCTGGCAACCTTTTTTTGAAGGCGTCCATAACCGCGCCCGCACTTGCGTCCTCTTTTTCCTTTGAAAGGTGTGAATAAATTTCAAGCGTCACCTTTACGTTGGCATGGCCGAGGAATTTCTGCGCGGAAAGCACGTCAACGCCGGCATTATAGAGTATGGAGGCGTAATTATGCCGGAAGTAGTGCGGCGTGAGGATAGAGGCGCCGTCCTCTCTCGTTTCTATGTCGGGCCCCAACTCTGCCATGCGCTCCATCAGCGAACGCCATAGCCTATTCGAAGAGGAATTGCGGTAGTATGTGCCATCGGGGGCGGGGAATACAAACGCCTGAGGGAATCCCCGCACGAGCATTTCCGCCAGCTCGTCCGGCAGGGGTATATCCCGTATGCTCTCTTTCGTCTTGGGCGGGGTTATCATGCCCTTCCTTAAATTGACCTGCTGCCGGACGTGTATAACCTTCTTCTTGAAATCTACACATTCCCATTGCAGGCCGAGGGCTTCGCCGAGCCTCATTCCGGTATAGTATAGTAATGCCACCAGCAGGCCGTTTTCCTCCTGCATCAACTTCTTTGCCGCCGCTTCCTCCGCTTCCGTCAGTGCCCGGCGGCTTGACTTTTCTTTCGTGGGCTTGACCAGCCCCACGGTCACGTCCCGTTGGATTATCCCCTCGGAGTATGCCCGCTTAAAGACGGATTCTAACACATGGTGTACATTTTCGATTATGGTTACGCACATATCGCCCTTGGAGTTAAGCAGCTCCTGCAAATCCATAGTGGATATTGCGGTGAGCCGCTTGTCCCCCAGAACAGGCAATATGTGCTTGTTGAGTGCCGTCTTATATCCGCTCTGCGCCGATTCCTTTATGCTCGGCTTTTTGTAGACGTTATACCACTGTATGGCGTATGGGCCGAAAAGCGCGTCCTTCTGTGCGGTGCGCCCGGTGATGAACTCCTGCCTGACCGCCTCCTTCGCGGCCTCCAGCTCCTTCTTTGTGCGCCCGGAAACGTACTTTACTATGCTCTTGCCGTCAGCCCGCCCAACTGTGACTTTTGCCCGGTATCTCCCGTCACTTTGCCTTGCCATTTACAAAAACCTCCCGTTGTGTTAAAATCGGAGGCGGAGAAGCATCCGCCTTATCCCCTGTTGCCGCCCTCTAATTCGGCACGGGGGATTCTTTATTTTATTATCCACCCTTTATCGAGGTGCATCATATCATATACCAGCATTCCTATGACCGCCGCCATAACAATAAAAGTAAATACTGCTATTATCATTATCGTGCGTTCCAACTTCCTTATCTTCCGTTCCCTGTACTCTAACCCTCTTTCATATAACTGCGTCAATCCTTCCGTCTCTCCTGCGCCGTCCTCGTCCAGATCGTTCAGGCTCGCGCCCATGGCCTTTACTATCTTGTAGACCGTATCGAACCCCGGATTTTCCGTCAAGCCCTGAAGCACACGGTTTACCGTTGCAACGGGTACTCCGCTTTTGTCCGCTATCTGCTGCGCTGTCATATTGCCCTTCATGGCCCGTAAACTCTCGTACAACATCAATGGGTATCACCTTCTTCATTTATGTGTGGCGAAAAAACAAGAATGTTAGCGAATGCTATTTTATGAGTATTTGATTTGAGCGGCATAAATGCTATGCTTTATTCAGGACGGTTCCCCGATGCTTCTCCACCGTCTTAGGCGGGGGTGAGAAATCGCCCCTGCCGATTAAATTTGAGGCACGATTTGTGCAACATCGGCGAGCGCAGTCCCGTTTATGGTACTCTCATACAAATTCCCCCTTTCTTTTTGAATCTAACGTGTTATTATCAAAACAGAACAAGTGTTTGGAGGTAGAATAGATGACAACGCGGGAACAAATTCTTGCAATCGTTGAACAGTTAAAGCACGATCCGGAAGCTACCGACCTTCTTTTTTCTTATGCTGCTGCATTAGAAATTCAGCATAAGATAAAAGCTGAAGCTGCTCGTTCTCGTCCAAATTGTTCATAATCGCCTCAATCCTCACACTTTGGTTCATTCGGCGTCGTTCGTTTGTCCAGCCCATCAAATAGGCGGGACTGGTGTTGAGCGCATTGGCAAGCTCGACAATTCGAGACAAAGGAAGATTAGATACAATGCCCTGTTCGTACTTCCCTATGGTCTGCTTTGTCGTGTTGAGCATCTTCGCCAAATCACCCTGGGTAAGCCCGGCGGCCCTTCTCAACTCCCGTATTTTATCGCCAAGGGTCATTTATCATCACCTCGGTTATATATTACCACGTCACTTTAGAATATGCAATTTCTTTTTTAAAAACACTTGACAAGTGACTAAACCCATGTTACACTTTAGTCACTTAATAAGTGACGCAAGGGGGCGGTCAGAATTAACAGAAATTTGTATCGAGCAGCGTTGGCACGTTGCGGAAAAACACAAAGAGAACTGGCACATGAGCTTGATATGTGCGAATCCACCTTAGTTGCCAAAGTAAAAAAGAACACGTTGACCGTAAGGGATGCCGAGAAGATGATAAGTATTCTGGGAATTGATAATCCTACGGAAGTTTTTTTTACAAATTTAGACACTTCACAAGTGACCGCGAACGATTAACAAACAAAAACACACTATTTACAGCCGATGAACGGACAGCGTAAGGGGGAAACGATGAACAACCACGTTGAAATCAAAACAAACGACACAAGCGGAGAAATAACCATCAACGGCATATCGGTAAGCGATATTGTACGAAAGTACACCATCACCCACGAAGCAGGGAAGCCTCCCGTAATCGAGGTAGAGCTTGTAGGGGACGTGACCGTCAGCGGCGGCTTTATTACCCCTCTCCCCGAGCCGTGGAAAAGTATTTATCACAATCTGTCGAAAGGGCAGTTCTAACCAGATTGCAGGTGTAACAGCCCGTTTCGTCAGAGCAGGGACGCAAAGTACAATGCGGTTCGTGCTTGCTCCAACCTCCCGCGCCGAGTGCAGTTTCCTTTGTACATATAACAGAAATCGCGCACGGCTCGCCGGTTGTCGGGCAAAGGCCATTGACAATAATTGTGTTATACATCTAAACCTCCAATTTGTTTTGGAAATTATAACACAAAAGCATGAATTTAGGAACAATAACAGCTGATGAACGGACAGCGTAAGGGGGAAACGATGTCATTCTTATGGAGGGAAAGATGAAAGACAAATGGGTAATTATCCTCTATATCTTAGGGAGCGCAGTAGGAATACTGCTTACACGGCTGATATTAGGGTAGGGAGACGGCATGAAGTACTACTACCAAGGAATGATATTCGGCGTGATAGTCGTAACCGCTATTTTGTATCTGCTATTTGGGCAGCCGTATTAAACCGAGCAGCCACGGGATAGAAGCAATTATAGCGCCGGAAACAAACCCGATTGCCCGCTCCTTCCACCGCTGCACCCTCTCAAGCCGCTGCAATTCCCTGTAATTGCGCCCTTGATAGGTAAGGGCAAAGACCGCTATCCTGCCGCCCATAATGGGCTTTACGGAGGCGTACAGGGGCGGGAGCGCAAGGCAGGCAAGATAAACCTCATCGGGCTTGTAGGGAAGCTGGGATAACAGGGTATCCCAATCGAAACGGGGCATAGCGATTACGGCATCAAGAATATCGCATTGCAGTTTTGTAAGCATAGAAACACCACCTTTAACGAGATTATACCATAGCCTCTTGGCGGGTGAAAACCCGACATGACCTCCACTTCAGAATGGGGCGAGGCGGCAGGTACGGCAAGCGGGCATAGGCCGCAAACCGCCGCCCACCCGCCAAGAGGCTATGAAGGAAAACAACAGGGAGAGAAGTTAATGAAGAATAGTACCTACGTTCTGATAATCTGCGTTATCAACACTATCACGATGATATTCTGCGTTTTGAACTACTTGAAGTAGGAGAGGAAGAAAGGATAGCAAATGTGGGATAGATTTTTAGACTGGCTGGTTCAGAGGACGCAGGAAGAGCTAATCGCTTTCAGCGTCGTACTGTCGCTATTCTCCATCGTTATAACGTTAATCAACCTTTATTTAAGGCGATAATGGATACTACGGTGCTGATCAGCGAGAGGATAACGGCTATGAGGGCAAGCCAATTATGAGCAAGCCACCGAATGATACATTCACGCCTCTTTCTCCGGCGCATAGGCTTAAAGAAACTTGTTTCAATGTATTTCTGATAAGCCTCTGCCTCTTCGCGGGAACGTTTTTTGAATAATTCATCAAACATAAATACCTCCAAAGAAAGGGATAAAGCTATGAACAAAGTGCAAACAGGTTTGAGAATACCCGAAGAACGCTACAACGAACTATGCGAAGTAGCTAATGAAATGGGCGTTTCCCTTAATTCTTTGCTTTTGATGCTTATTGACCTCGGAATGACCCTGCGGAACGGGCGTGTTACTGTTCAGGCAACACAATAGCCCCGTGGGTGCGTTCATAATCATCAAGGTGTAGTTGGAGGATATGCTCAATAAGATTGTTTAGAGAGCGATTCTCGCGGTCAGAAAGCACTTTGAGCTTATCGTAAATTGTTTCGTTGAGCCGCAATCCTGTTTGGATTTTGTTAGTTGCCATTGTTACCACCTCTTTAGCAGTATGTTAGCAAAAACCAACTTGACTTTCTACTCACAAGGTGTTAACATAGGCTAACAGGATAAGGAGGAAGCCATGAAATACAACATAGGAGAACGGGAGCCAGTCTGCGCCAACTGTCAGCACTACTATCAACACTACACCTACTATGGCGGCGCATATAGCCCCGTAAACTGCGGGCATTGCGCCTACGGACGGATAAAGCACCGAAAACCGGGGGAGAGCTGCGAAAGGTTTTTATTTAGGAGGTAATGAAGATGAACCAAATCTACTGGTGTATAAGACAAGTGAGGGAAGCAAAGGACATAGAAGAAGCCGCCGAGTTACTTAGCGGCGGCTGGGTAATAATCGCAAGATTAAAGCACAAGGACAGACCTGATTCTTTCGTTTGCGCGACAGATAAGGAACGGGAAGGTTAATACTGCGGGTCTGTTTTCTCAGTCCAACCAAGGACGAATCGCGGAACAGTATCGCCTTGGAAATATCGAGAGCCGACAAAAAGCAGTTTCCAGCCGAACGAAAGAAGTTTGTCGAGATATTCCGTGTCGCCAACTTCGATGGCATGAGTCACGTTTAGGTACTCGGAAAAAGGTAGGTTCTCCATACTGCCTCCTTAATGTAGTAATAAGGTAGTATAGCACAAAAGCGTAGTTTAGAGCAATGATTCAGGGAGATAAAGCCATGAACGATTTTAACAAACTTCTGCGGGATATGATAACCGCCGCCGTGGACGAGCGTATAAACAGCGTTGAAGCGCTGGAGGAGCGCATGGTGAAGATGCACGGCGAGTATGTCACCACCAAGCGGGCAGCCGAGATCATCAACGTAGACCCCGGAACCATACGCGCCATGTGCAGGGATGGGCGCCTCATGGCGACCGCCGCCGACGGCCACGCCCCCCTCATACTGGTGCGGAGCATGGCGGCAATGGTAAAGGACGAGAAAAGCCTTGAACTGCAAGCCAAGCGGAAGCACAAATACGATAACTGCGTAGGGTACTATGTGAGGTGAGCCGTGGTAAGCAGAGAAAAATTTGTCGCCGATATAACGGCGCGGCAGGAGAAAAGGAAGCAGGAAGAACGTCGGAAGCAGGAAAGAACGCGGTTTGACGTGAACGGGTATTTTCACGAAAGCGTGACGCGGACAATCAGGAAAAAACTCAACGGGAAGTAAGGAGGTAAGTATGTGGGGAGCATTTTTTAGCTGGGGAGTGCCGATGTTTTTCATCGGGTGCATGGCGGGATACGCCTTCGCACCCCGCAAAAGGAGATAGATATGGAAGCGTGCATAACCGGACAAACCCTGTGCTGGCGTTGCCGGAGGGCGACCAACGCGCCGGGCATGGGCTGTAGCTGGTCTCGCCGCGCCGATCCCGAACCCGTTGAGGGATGGGAGGCAAGGGAAACAACACTGAAGAGCAGCGACTATTACCACGGCAAAAACTACACGACAATTATACAGTCCTACGTCATCCGCGCCTGCCCGCTGTTTTTACCGGACGGGAAAAGTGAGCCGCCGCGTATACAAAAGAAGTGGATCGTCGAAGTGGACGGCGAGTGGCTGACAACGCATGAGACAAGGGAGCGGCTGGGCATCGACAGGCACGAAATATACAAACTGATCGAGCGCGGCAAGCTTAACGCCAGGCAAGTGGAGTGAATGAGCTAAAAACATATCAAAAGAACTGATTATCCCAAGGAGGAAAGCGAAATGACAAAAGATGAAATAATCGTCATGCTTGCGGAACAGCTTGCCGAAGTGCGGCATGACCGCGACCTTTAGAAAGCTCTTTACCGTGACGCGATAGACAAAAAGATAAAAAAGGAGGGCGTGTAATGGAGCAGTACCTTTTAGCTAAAGCCCACAAACCGTTTGAGGACACCTACTATGACCGATATGACCCTAATCTTTTAAAACAGGAGGCGAGATAATGTCACTTTACGACGTAGCGAAGAATCTCAATGACTTCATGGACGCGGTTTACCGTGGAGAGATACCCGAAGAAGCCGTGTATGACACCCTCGAAAGCCTTGATATGCAGCTCGATGACAAAATTGACAACGTGGCCTGCATGATAAAGAACCTTGCCGCAGAGGCAAAGAGCATCAAGGAGGAAGCCGACAACCTCACCGCCAGAGCCAAGGCTAAAGCCAATAAGGCCGAGTGGCTTAAAGGCTACCTTGCAACGCAGATGCAGCTATCCAATAAGGAAAAGTTTGAAAGCAAGCGGAACAAGCTGACATTCAGAAAGTCAGAAAGCGTCGAGGTAAACGAGGAAGCCTTTATAAAGTGGGCGGCGCAGGGGCATGACGAGCTTCTGACCTATAAGCCCCCCGTGCCTAACAAAACGGCGATAAAGGAGCTTCTGAAATCCGGCGGGACGGCAGAGGGCGCGGAAATCGTTGTAAAGCAGAATTTGCAGATAAAGTGAGGGGAGCATGGAGAACTATTTTTCAGAACTTAATTCCGTCAACGTCAAGGACAAGGTGGAGAAGAAGAACGGGCTGGATTATCTCTCGTGGGCGTATGCGTGGGGAGAATTAAAGAAGCTCCACCCCGACGCCATATCTACCATCTACCACAATAAAGACGATTGGAATTACTTCACGGACGGAAAAACCTGTTGGGTTAAGACCGGAGTAACCGTAAACGGCATAGAACACATTGAGGAATTGCCGGTCATGGACTACAAGAACCATAGCATACCCCTTGAAAAGGTAACGTCAACAGACATTAACAAGGCCATACAGAGGTCAATCACAAAGGCAATCGCCCGTCACGGCCTGGGGCTGTACCTTTACGCCGGAGAGGATTTACCGGAGGACGAGCCGAAATTCAAGCCCAACGTGTACGACAACTTTTCCTCCGACCCTGAGATAAAGGCCATGCAGGAAGAAGTTATAGCCCTGTGTAAGGGGAGCGTGGACTTAGCCAATAAAGCGGCGAAAAAGAACTACGGTGTGGACGTGTGGAATATGACGCGGGAGCAGTTAAGCACCACGCTCGACAAGCTGAACGCAAAGGGGGCTTAAATGGAGCTGTGGGACGAAATAATGACAGAGCAAGCCCTACTTGACAGGGCGGTGCAGGAGCTTAAGCCGCGAGGACGGAAAAAGGCCGAAACGGAGCGCGAGTACAGAATGGCGCTATCTAAAAGGCTTACCGTCCTCCGCGCCGAGGGGCAGCCGGTAACACACCTTCTGGACATTGCCAAGGGCGAAGAAGATATAGCCAAGCTGAGAATGGAACGAGACATAGCCGAGAGCCTATATGATTCGGCGGTGGAAGCGATAAACGCGCAGAAGCTAAAGATAAGGATACTCGAAGGGCAGCTATCCAGAGAATGGGGGAACACGAAATGAAAAGCAAGCGAACCAAGGCGTGTGAGATACCCCCGAAGGTCAAAGCGCGGGTATGGGAAAGAGATCATCAGTTATGCGTCCTCTGTGGGCGTGTAGGAAGCCCTGTGGCGCATTTTATCCCGCGAAGCCATAACGGTAAGGGGATAGAACAAAACATCGTTACGCTGTGTTCTGAGTGCCATAGGGACTATGATAATTCGGAAAGGAGGCCGGAGCTTAGAAAAAAGCTGAGAGCGTATCTCATGGCAAAGTATCCCGATTGGAACGAAGAAAAACTAACGTATAGGAAGTGGAAAAATGAATAAAGCAATTTTGACCGGAAACCTGACGAAAGACCCAGAACTAAGGACGACCACAAGCGGAACAAGCGTATGCACCTTTACGGTAGCGGTGCAGCGCAGATACAAGGGCACTGACGGTAAACCCCCTGTTGACTATCTCAATATAGTAGTGTGGCGGCAGTTGGGCGAGTTGTGCGGGAAGTACCTTTCAAAGGGCCGTAAAGTCCTCATAGAAGGTGAGATACAGAACAGGAGCTATGAGGATAAGGATGGGAACAAGCGGTACATAACCGAAATCAAAGCGGAAAACGTTGAATTTCTCACGCCGAGAGAGAAAACGGACACTCTGGCAGGGTTTACCGAAATAGACGACGAGCCTTTACCCTTTTAGTCATGGAGTACGTAACAGAAAGCCGCCTTGCCACGATAGGCGAGGGTGAGGGCTGGTCGATAGAACTCTACCTTATGGCATACCCGGACACCTACAAGCCCTTTTATGTGTTAGGGCTATGGGACAAACGGGAGAATCGGATTAAAAAATCAATTTCTTTCGCGCCGGATGACATGAGAAGGTTAAGGGACGTGCTGAACGAACGAATAAGGGGGTAAAAATGGCAAAACGCTACGTCAAGGCCTATTACGACTGGATAGAGCAAACATCCGCTCTTTCTGATGCTGAAAAAGGCAGGCTATTTATCGCCATACTGGAATATGCGCGGTCAGGCCTGATACCTGAAGACGGAGGAAGAGAGAGCCTTGTGTTTCCGATATTCAAGGCAATAATAGACCGAGAGGCTGAAATATCCGCTATTAGGTCGGAAAACGGCGCGAAAGGCGGAAAACCAGCAGAAGCAAGCGAAAGCAAAGCTAAGCAAAATGAAGCAAGCGAAAGCAAAGCTAAGCAAAATGAAGCAAGCGAAAGCAAAGCTAAGCCTACTAAAGACATAAGACATAAGACAGAAGACAGAAGACATAAGACAGAAGACAATAAAGGGATAACCCCCATACCCCCTTGTGATGGCTTTGATGTTTTCTGGAAAGTGTATCCACGTCACACCGCGAAAGAAACCGCTGTGAAAGCATGGAAGAAACTGAACCCGCCAAAGGAATTGCAGGAGAAGATCGTAACGGCAGTAAAAGACTATGCTGCTTCTCCACAATGGAAAAAAGACAATGGGCAATATATCCCTCATCCGGCAACGTTTTTGAACCAAAGGCGTTGGGAGGATGAAGTCCCCTGCGCTTCATCATGGGATAATCCAGTCTACGAAAAACTGTGCTTGCCGAAAAAGCTGTTTTAGGTTCTGCGCTTCTCAGTCGTGAGGCTTTAGAGAGAATATGCGGGGAATTGAGACCTGACGATTTTGAGAGGCCGGAACACCAAGAGATATTTTCCGCTATCTTTGCCCTTTTCAACGCAAACGAGCCGGTAGACCCCGTAACGGTAGCTGACAAGCTGGGCGGCAGGGCCGGAGGGATACAGTACATCACGGAAATAGTGACCGGCACTGTATCAGCAGCAAATGTGGATTATCACATCAAGGTGGTGCTGGAGGAATCCAGGAAGCGACACGCCATTTCGGGACTGCGGGAAGTGGTCAAGGACATGAAATCGGGAAAGGACGAGGGATACCTTGACCGTATGCAGGGCGTTATAGACGCTGTACGGGCGCGTGGAGGGCGTAAAGTAAGCAGGGTAGGGAAAGACTTTGACGCGGCCCTATATGGGCTTATAAACGGCGCTGAGGGGCTTACAACGGGGTTTCAGGTTCTCGACCAGACGTTAGGCGGGTTGAAAAGAGGGCATTTAACCATCATCGGAGCCAGACCGTCAGTAGGCAAGACCTCACTTGCCATGAATATAGCCGTTAATATGGCTTTGTTCGACAGGACGGTAGCGGTGTTTTCGCTGGAAATGCCGAGGGAGGACGTGCTTCAAAGGGCAATCATCAGCTATGCGAAGTGCAGCCGTGATGAAATGTTCAGCGGCGGTCAGGAAGCGGTTGACAGGATACAGAACGCCGTAAATAAACTGAGCGCGACAAGGTTGTATCTGTCGGATAACGCCTATACCGTGGAGGCAATAAGGTCACAATGCTACGCGATAAAGCAACAGGAACGGGAATTAGACCTGATTGCGATTGACTATTTAGGGCTAATACAATCCAGCCTGAGGAACCGCACGCGGGAAAACGAGGTATCCGACATAAGCCGAAAAATAAAGCTTCTGGCGAAGGAGCTGAATGTCCCTGTCGTTCTTCTGTGCCAGCTCAACAGGGCGATAGAAGGCCGGAACGATGGAAGGCCGAGACTATCGGACTTGCGGGAATCGGGAGCCATAGAGCAGGACGCGGACGAGGTATTACTCCTTCACCGACCCGACCCGCAAAGCGAGAACGCGAGCATCATCGTGGCGAAGAACCGAAACGGGCGAACCGGGGAACTAAGCGTGAAATGGTACGGAAAGTATTTTCTGTACGAGGATGAAATTGTGGAATGGGAGGAACTATGACAGAAGAACTCGCAAAGTGGATAACACAAACCATATTCCAGAGCGTGATGGACAACATGAAGGACGGAAAAGCCGTTGTAAGTGTTAATGGCGTTACCGTGTTGACCTTCACCGACAACGGTAACGGCTGGGATATACACTGGGATGAGTAAGGCGCAGAGAGAAAAAGGCAAAGCCGGAGAACGGGAGCTTGCCGCCCTGTTCAGGGAATACGGGTTCAATGCCCGGCGGACTTCCCAATACTGCGGACAAACGGGGGACGCATCGGACGTGATAGGTTTACCTGGTTTTCACGTTGAGTGCAAACGCTGCGAGACGACAAAAATCCATGAATGGATGGCGCAGGCGAAGCGCGACGCAAAGCCGGAGCTTATACCGGCGGTGTTCCACCGAAGGAGCCGCGAAAAGTGGTTAGTAACTATGCAAGCGGAGGATTTTTTGAGGTTGTATGAAGCAAACGCTATGTTGGACGTGCCTGAGAGCGACAAATAAACCCGGTTTAGGGTGCAGTTGGAGCCGCCAAGATGGGATGCCCGTTAAAGGCTGGAACGCAAGACCGACAACGATAAACTGTCACGATAACAGCGGCTGGGATGGTGGAAGCTACCACGTCAAGGAGTGCCCGTTATACCTGGCGGATGGAAAAAAGGACGAGACAGGTTGCAGGGTTTATGTACAGCAAGGCGAAGAAAAGTTGACGGTAAGGGAAATGGCTGAGAAGGCCGGAATATCAGAGGTTACGGTACGAAAAAGAATCAAGAGGGGGATTTATGAAACTGCAAGCGTATGAGTTTTACGAAATCCACGATGGAAAAGAGAATTATCGAAAGACCTTTACCACTCTCAAAGCGGCGAAGAAATACTACACCCGAATGACGATGCAGGGCGCACTTTTAAGGGCAAAGGTTGACGGTAAGCAGTTACTTATTCACGAAGCGGACGAATTATTCAGGAGCAACGATGAAGTACAGCGAAATAGTAGACCATTACGGTGCAAAGCATCAAGCCATTAAAGCCGTTGAGGAGCTGAACGAGCTTGCCGTTGAACTTAGTAAGTGGGTAAACGGCCAAGGCAGCAGAAAGAAAATCCTCGAAGAGTGCGCGGACGTGGAAATTATGCTGTGGCAGATGCAGACAATATTCGGGGATTGGGACGACTGGAAAGCCTATAAATTAGGCAGAGTAGAGGGGCGGATATGGAAAGAACAAGGATAAACGCAGAAGGAAAAGAATTATTTGCTTCTCTGTACGCCGTTGAAAATATCTTAAAGGTGTACGAAGAAAAGTATCATCGGCTGGTAGACCGTATCCCTAACGGCTGGCGAAATTTCCGTTTGGCGCAGAGCAATATTGAGAAAATCAATACTGCGCTGATAGACACGATACCTATCGAGCAGCTTATTACCCTAAAAAAACAACTGGAGCTGACCGACATACAGATAGGCATTAAAAGCCCCGCCGGACGGAGTAAAAATTATTGGGTGATGAGCTATGACGATTTAGCCGATCTTGCAGAGTACGCAACCAAAACCGAGTGCTTTACCTGTGACGGCGCGAAACATAATTGCCGACTGCGGCAGATATTAAAGGATTTACCCATACAGGGAGTAAGCAACCTTGTTGTGGGGTGCTGGAGGGACGAATGACATGTCCGGAAGCGGAGGGGGAAATGAGCAGTGAAAATACCTGAGAGCGTACGCATTGGTGGCGTGGAGTATGCTATTTCTTACGTAGAAAATCTACGGCATGGAAACCAACTTGCATATGGACAAATTGATTATGACAACTGCAAGATTGAGCTATCGGCCACAGACGGAATCGGACATCAAAAACGATGTCAAACTCTATTACATGAGATTCTACATGGTGTCCAACAGCACGCAGGGTTGGAGATTGAGAATGAAGAAGCGGTTATAGAAATGTTTGCAAAGGGTATTTATCAGGTGTTACAGGATAACGGCGGCAGATTGTTTGATTTAATGGAAACAGACAAGAAAGAAAAGAGCAATGAAAAAGTACACGCAAGCGGATTTTGACAACTTTGAAGTAGATAAGTATGGTCGCAAGATATGCCCTGCTGGGGATTATACTGCAATGAAAAGCTTTGGTGAGGGGTGCAGCTTTGGCAAGGAGTGCATCTTTGGCAAGGGGTGCGGCTTTGGTGCGGGGTGCAGCTTTGGTAGGTGGTGCAGCTTTTGCAATGGGTGTAGCTTTGGCGAACGGTGCGACTTTGGCGCGGGGTGCAACTTTGGCGAGGGGTGCAGCTTTGGCGCATGGTGCATCTTTGGCGCGCTGTGCAGCTTTGGCGAACGGTGCATCTTTGGCGAACGGTGCAGCTTTGGCGCATGGTGCAGCTTTGGCGAACGGTGCATCTTTGGCGAACGGTGCAGCTTTGGCGCATGGTGCATCTTTGGCGCGCTGTGCAGCTTTGGCGAACGGTGCGACTTTGGCGCGCTGTGCAACTTTGGCGAGGGGTGCAGTTACGAAAACGGCGCAGTGAAAAATGGCCGCTATGTCGCTGTGGATAGGATAGGCAGCGCAAACCGAAAAGCCTATTTTTACACAGACGATAACGGCAATATGTTTGTCCGCGCCGGGTGTTGGTTTTCGGCTATGGCGGCATTTAAGGAGCGGGTTAAAAAAGTACACGCCGGGACAATTCACGAGAAGACATATCTGGCGGCGTGTGATTTGGCAGAACTGATGCTGAAAGGAGGCAACGAGGACTGATAATGGCTAAAGAGTACATAGAGCGTGAGGCGTTGCTTGCACGATATGATGCTGAGCATGTTGGTTCACCGGGTAGAGCGAGGGAATTGATTGTAACTGCACCTGCTGCCGATGTTGTAGAAGTGGTGCGGTGTGAAAACTGCGTACATTATCATCCTTGCCAAGTGGAGCTGACTGATGGCAGTGCGCCGGATTGGGGTATCTGCGATCAGCCGTGGTTTAATGACGATCAAAATGACGTTGATGAAATGTTTTACTGTGCTCAAGGTGAGCGGAGGGGAGATGGAACCAGTGAAATACACCGCGATAATGTGGCCGGAGACGCGCTGTGACATACTGCGAGAACAGTTAGAGGCGGCACGAAGGCGGCTAAAATGGGCGGAACAACATAATCGCCCGTGGGAAGAATTAAGCGAAAAAGGCGCTATTGTAGCCGCCCTTGAATGGGCGGTAGAAATAGCCGAAGATGAAAATCTTAAAATGAGGGCGAGCATACGCGGGAAGTGAGGAAAAAATGACCAACCTTGAATACTTAAAGACTCAATCCGCTGAATGGCTGGCGGCTAAACTTGTCAAAAGAATGAATTGCTCGCTATGCCCGGTGGTTGATGAATGCATAGAAATGGCGAAAATACTCGGCGAATTGTATCCCAGCGAATGCCGGAAAATGCTGGAAAACTGGCTGAATGCAGAAAGGACGGAGAAACGATGAGTAAAGAATATATAACCAAAAGCGAGGCGATAGAAGCTGCTTGCGATGCAGTGGAGTTATATCCCTCGGAATATCAAGAGATAGAAAATGCCATTAACAGGGTTGCAGACGATGTTGCTTTGGTTATGGATACAACGGAACTTGAAGATTTGAGAGCCAAGTATCAGTCGCTCGTTGCTGAAAAAGACAAGAACAGTGGAGACACGGCCGAAACGTATACAACCGGGTATCGCTATGGTCACAGAAACGGGCAGATTGAATTGCTCCAACAGATTCTGAATATTTGCGATAGTACAAGTGAACCGGAGGAATAAAATGAGTAACTACATCAGCCGGGAGGCAGCGAGTGCGGATGAGTGCAAACACAAGATAAAAACACCATTCGCCAGAATTGTCGTGGAAGGAATACCTGAAAAGCCGTGTTACAACATCTGGTACTTTAACCCAGCGGACGGAGAATGCCACATTGGGTTTGGCTCATACTGCCTTGATAATGTGTTTAATTGGCTTGCAGAGGAATTCGAGATCACAGAACCCCGCACAGACGTGGAGCCGGTGCGGTATGGGAAGTGGATACACTCAGAAATAGAAAACGATGATTGGGGACGGACATTCCATGAATGGACTTGCTCTGTATGGTAGACGCAGAGGGAAGGCCACTGATATGAGAGGGTGCGGAATGAGCTATGAATTACTGCGGCCTGATATATGGGAGTGTATACGGCGCGGGGGCGGATACTGCCCCTGCGCGATAATCAAGGATGAGGAAAGCAGATGTATCTGCAAGGAGTTCAGAGAAGGTCAGGAAACTAAATGCCATTGCGGCGTATGGAGGAAACATGACGATAGGGCAGAGGATACGAATGTACCGAGAAAAGAAGGGCAAGTCGCGGGCTGCGATGGAGCGCGAAACCGGCATAAGCGCGGCGACCATTTATCACTATGAGATGGACGGCATGGAGCCGACCGCGAGCAGAATCATATGGTTGGCAGATTATTTTAACATAACGGCAGATGAATTGTTAAGGAGGAACCAATGACGAAACGCGAACAACGGGCATACATCAGGCGGTTGCTTGTTCGTTGGGGGAAAGCCAAGAGAAGCGCGAAAGAAATAGATAAAAAAATAGCCAGTATCAAAGAGAGAATGGAAGCGGTAGCGGATATCCGTCCACAGGTTTTATCGGGTATGCCGCACGGCAGCGACATTACCGACCCGACCGCCCGGAGCGCTATAAAGCTCATGGCGGCAAAGGAGCGGTATAATCTGCAAATGGCTGAAATGCTGGAAAAAATAAACGATGATATGTCATTCGTGGCGTTCATAGATGCCGCATTAGATGAGTTCCCCGCGAACCAGAGAAGGGTAATTGAGTTGAAATATAACTTTTACGAACATTTCTATTCGCGGGATATGCCGTCTAATACCAGGGTAGGTGTAAAAATGGATAAATCCCCCAAGGCAATAGAACACCTTGAAGAACGTGCGATAGACAGAATGATGAAATACATAGACATACCGGAATAGGAGGAAACAATGAGAATAAGCGATTTACCACTCGGAAGCAACATCAAAATCCCCGAGCGCCGCGAGGATGGAACCTACGAGATGACTGACTACACCCTGGGCTTTTTCGACGCAGGCGTGGCTGCGCTTATCCGCAAAGACATACACAGCTTGTGCCGGTTCGGCGACAGCACGGAGTACGCCGGATCAGACCTGGACGAACGCATGACCGAAATTTATGACAGCTACCCAGATGAACTTAAAGAGCTGATTATCCCCAGCACGATCCCGCTGTATAACGGCAGCGGCGCTGAGGATATAACACGGAAAGTATTTGCCCCCACAATGACCATGGTAGGCTGCGGCGACAACCACGGTGTGGACGAGGGCTTCACATGGCCTATATTTACTGGAAGAAATAGCCGCAAAAAGACCTTTAACGGCTCGGCAGCCTACTGGTGGCTTTCTTCGCGGTACTCCTCTGACAACGCGTGGTACGTCTACACGGACGGCTCCGCCAACTACTACGGCAGCCCCTCGGTCTCGAATGGTGTTGTCCCCGCTTTTATAATCCTCCAATCGGTACAGATTGACGACACACCGGATAATGACGGCAGTTACAGATTGACGGTGCTGAATTATGCTTAATTCAGGCTTTCACAACATGGAAAGGCGGTATAAGGAAAAACAATAGATGTATATATTGATTTTTTGTCCCTCATGAATATACTGTAATTGACGAGGGACAAAAAGAAAGGGGGAAAGAATGAAGTCCCAACCCAAAGTAGGAAGGCCGCCCGTGGAGGAGCCGTTAAACGTTAAGTTTAGTATTCGTCTTACAGAGAAAACAAATGAGCAAGTGCAAGCATATTGCAGGGAAAGAGGAATAACGCGAAATGAGTTTATACGGCAGGCCATAGAAGCAGCACTCCAAAACTAAAAAGACGAGGTTAGCGCCGATGACAAGGGACAAGATTTGTCGCTAACCTCACGTGCCACATCAGGCAGATAAATTGTATCATGTCTGCCTCCTGCGGTCAAGGAAATGGAGGTTTACTATATGGAAAAAGCCCGAATAATCAGCGCATTGGAGAAAGTAACAATGGACTTAGAATTGGCAAGGGATATACAGTCGTCAGTAAATCAAGCGGTATTTGACTACACGGATAATTTCTTGGTATCGGAGTATGTCTCAAATTATTCGATAATGAGCAATGGGGCCTTTGCTATAATCTACAAAAACATAAACGTTCTAAACGCGCTAATAGGCCAAATTACAGGTGATGAAAGGAGTTACAATGAACGAACTACAGATATTCAATAACAACCAGTTTGGAGAGATGAGAACCATTACCGAAAACGGTACTACACTTTTCTGCGGTTCTGATGTAGCAAAAGCACTCGGATATGCAAGACCGAATGAAGCAATTACCGCCCATGCAAAGGGTACGGTAAAACGGCGTACCCCTACCAATGGTGGCGAACAGGAGATGCTTTTTATCACGGAAGGTGATGTATATCGCCTGATAACCCATAGCAAGCTGCCCACCGCTGAGAAGTTTGAACGCTGGGTGTTTGATGAAGTCCTGCCCTCAATCCGTAAACATGGTATGTACGCCACACCGACTACGATAGAACAGATGATAGCCGACCCCGCCAACGCTATAAAGGTGTTTTCAGCCCTTAAACAAGAGCAGGAGCGGCGGAAGGAGCTTGAAGCGACAGTAGAACACAACGCCCCTAAAGTGCTGTTTGCGGAGGCCGTGCAAGCCTCACACGATAGCTGCTTAGTGGGACAGCTTGCAAAGATGATACGCCAGAATGGGAAGCCCATAGGGGCTAATAGAATGTTCACATGGTTGAGGGATAACGGCTGGTTATGCAAGAAGGGCGAAAACTGGAATATGCCCACCCAAAAGGCTATGGAAGCCGGATATTTTGAGATAAAGGAAACGGTTATAGCCAACCCTGACGGAAGCACCAAGATAACCCGCACCCCGAAAGTAACGGGGAAAGGGCAGATTTATTTCATCAACTGGTTTTTGAGGGGAGAAAATGAAAATAGCTGTATATGCCATAGCTAAGGACGAAGAAAAATTTGTTGACAGGTGGTATGAGACGGCAAAAGAAGCTGATTATGTCTGCGTTCTCGATACAGGGAGCGCAGACAAAACCGTTGATAAGCTGAAATCATACAACTGCATCGTAAAAACCAAAATCATACAGCCGTGGAGATTTGATGTAGCGCGAAATGAATCATTGAAAATCATACCGGAAGATGCGGACGTGTTGGTATGCCTCGACCTGGACGAAATCATACAGCCCGGCTGGGCGGAAATCATACGGAAAAACTTCCACGGGACGCGGGGAAGATATTTATATGTTTGGAGCCATGAATCATACGGCAGAGACGGAGTATCATTCAACGCCGATAAAATTCATACAAAATCATACTACTGGAAGAATCCCGTTCACGAAGTGCTGAAATCATACGGCGAAGAATCATACTGCGATTTGCCGTTGAGGGTTGACCATTGGCCCGATGAGAAGAAAAGCCGGAGCAATTACCTGCCACTTCTGGAGCTGGCGGTTAAGGAAGAGCCGGAGAACGACCGAAACATTCATTACTTAGGCCGCGAATATATGTTCCATCGGGAATACAGTAAGGCCATTGAAACGCTGGAGAAACATCTTGCCCTTAGAAGTGCCGTGTGGCCGCCTGAGCGGGCCGCCAGTATGCGTTTCATTGCCCGGTGCAAAATCATACAGGGAAAACAATTAGAGGCCGAGGCGTGGCTACAGAGGGCTATAATCGAGGCCCCCGAATACCGTGAAGCATGGTTTGAAATGATGAAAATCATGTATCATGCTAAAAACTGGAAATCATGCATCTATTACGGCGAATCATGCGTAAACATACGGGAAAGGCCGTTATCATACATCTGTGAGCCTGGCCCGTGGGGGCCGCTGCCGTTTGATATGCTGTCCATAGCCTATTTTAACACGGGCCGCCCCAGAGAAGCCCTGAAAGCGGCGAATCATGCGTTGATGTACGGCCCCGATGATAGAATCATGCAGAACGTGAAAATCATGCAATCATATATCGGGGAACCGTCCTAAGGTTTCCCGAATGACCCCCAGCCGGAAATCATATATCCCCACGCCGTCGCACTCTCGGCGGTAGATACGGGCGGCAGCGCGAGCCTGGGCGAGGGTGCTAAACTCCCGCCGCTCGTCGTGCCCCTCGCCCTTTGTCCATGTAATAACCTGATAACGCATTTTGTACCTCCTTAAAATCATACGGCGGGGGGCGACTTTATGCCGCCACAACCGTTATATTACGGTAAAAATTAGTGTCGAAATAATCAACCATGCTGTTACTGTCGTCATAATGAAATGTGTCCAACACCGCATTTATCCGGTGCAGCTTTGCGCGAAACGCCTCAGTATAGATTTTACTGTTCTCAATCTTGTAATGGTTAATGTCGTGATTGCCGGATATGTAATAATCATACTCGCGGGCGGCGTGGCTCCTGATTATGCGCCGCTGTTCCTCCCCGGAATATTTAGAGCTAAATAAATCGCTGTACGAGACACATTTGCTATCCTCGGTAGTGAACCAGTTTGGGAACCCGATTTTTCCGGCGGCACACATTTCTATATACTCATCCCGGCCGGTAAAATCATCGACGGCGGCCGTGACCTTAATTCTCACTTCTTGTCCACCGGAGAACGTTTTGCAGCTTACGGAAACGCCCTTAATACCCTGGGCCTTCAGTTCCTCCCGGATCGCCTTTGAAAGCTCGGCCCCGTGCAGGTATTTGCCGGATTTATTGCCGTCCCAGCGGGTAGCCCCTAAATAGCCCTCGGAGATCGTGCCGCCCAGCTCGTTATCATGCTCACCGATGGCCGTTAATATGTCATTCTGAGCGGCGAACCCGTACCAACAGCCCTTTTTGGGGTTCCACCGCATTTTCAGACCGCGCAGAGCGGTTAAAACCTCGGCGGCGGGTTTGCTTTCAAAATATATTTCATTGCTGTTATATTGTGCGTTCTTCTCGATTCTGTAGCTTGCCATTTTATAACCTCCATTGTTCGGGGTGGTTCCCCTTTCGATGTCTCCATTATATACCGATGCCAGTATATAGTCAACTAAAATATTGAGGAAAAAGCCTTAAAGAATTAGGTATATATACTTGCACCGTGATATGAAAAATGATAGAATCTAATCGGAGGTGAGAACATGGGAACGGCTGCAACACGTGCAAAACGGCGGTACGATGAAAAAACGTACAGCCGGATAATAATCAGGGTGAAAAAAGGCGAAGAAGAAAAAATAAAACAACGGGCGGAAAAATTAGGAAAAAGCATTAACGCCTATATAACCGATCTAATCTATAAGGACATGGAAAAAGAGGGCTGATATAGCCCTCTTATATCATTATCCCAAGCCTTGCCGCCAGCAGCTCCCGCCGCGCTTGCGGTATCGGCTTAACTCCGGCGCACCAAGAATGCACGGCGGCCTTGCTTACCTCGCAGGCTTCGGCGGCCTGCTCCAACGTCAGGCCGCGGGCTTTGAGCTGATCCCGCAAATACTCGCCGTCGCTGAGCACGGGAGCGCACCGGCCCCGCATATATGCAAGCTCCCACATGCCTTGCTGGTTGAGCGGCAGCGCGTGCTCGTCCTCGGTTATATCCTCCGCGCCTTGCAGCGCGTCCCGTATGGCTCTATCGACCTCCGGGGTGAGCTTGCGGTTAATAATCATGTACCGCAAGCCCTCACCCAGCCCACGGATGGGCCACATATTAGCTGTTTGCACCCGGCAGCGCGCCCCGACTATTTCGGGGAGCTGCGCCGCCATTATACCATACGCCCGGCCCAGGGCTTTAACCGTGTTGTCTGTCATGTTTCACATCCTCCTTTTTGCCGCCGGGCTTGTGACCGGCCTGCCGCATTACCGCCCTTGCGGGCGTCACTCTGCGTTATACTGCCTTATAGCCATTCTCGGATGCATGCGCCTCGGCAATTATTTTAACGTTTGCCAGCAGCGGCTCCCCATCGCTCCCGGTGCCGACCACATCACCAGTCACAAAATATATATTCGCTCCGCGCATCAGGTAGTTGATCTCCGCCCCCTGCAGTGCGCCGTAACATTTGTAGCAACCCGTTATCCCGTCATACGTGGTATCATAGGCGGATATGCCGGCCTCCGTCTCGCCGGTGGCCCAGTTAGTAGACCGCCCTCCCCGCGGTAACTCGCCGAATCGTATATATATATCGCAATCATAGGGCCTAATCATGTTGGCTATGGTGGCCGCTATCTCGTCATCGTGATCATGCCCAAACTCTGGCACACAGCTACCCGCCTTGCACTCCTTGACTATTTCTCCAGCCCAGTTGTAATCGCGCCACGCTAACCCGCGCCATGCCCTGATGCCGTCGGCAGCTGTGCCGTATACTATCACGTTCTCGTCCCTCGTCATCATTGTCGTGTGCTCCTCTCTTGTTATGTCTGTATTATATACCTGCCAGGTTAAAAAGTCAACCGAAAAGATAAATAAACTAAAATAATAAGGCAAAAACTTTTGATGCGGGGGTTTGCGGGGGTAAATACCTATTATAATATCAATATGGAGTATTAGACCGAACCCCGAAGGGGCGGAAAAAAATAAAAAAAGAAAAATTGAAAAGATTGTCAAAGTCCCCCTATAAAGGGGGATAAACTATCGCAATAAATAGATTACCGTTGCGGATTGAGGAGGTGTAACGCATGGCAAGCAGTAAAGATCAGTATAGAGGCCAGCCACGACAGAGGCCAGAGCTCACCGAGGAGCAAAAAAAAGCAATCCGGTTATGGGTATGGGGTGAGGAGCAGGAGGACGGCAGCACCCATTATATAGACACCAAATCAGAGTTAGCCCAAAAGGTAGGGGTGCACAAATCCAATATAACACGGTGGTTCAACGAGTTCCCTCTGTTTGCGGAGGAGCTGGACAGGCAAACCGCACTGCGCAACGCGCAGGATGATAAGTTCTACCAGCGCATGAGGGCAAGGGCGCAACTTGTGCTACAAAAAAACCTAAATGCCCCCTATGCACGGGATTCTACGGCCGCCGCTCTGGCTATTCTGAGCCGCTGCGGGGACGTTGACGGGGTGCGGGTAGAGGTCGCCCAGGCCGACGCTGATAGAGTGATTAGGGGCGGTTTTGGACGGTCTGGCGGTGATGTATAGCGTCTGCATAGTCTGCATATTTCCGGCCCAAGTATTCGTTAAAGTGTAGTTTAACGAATAGTTATAAAGTAAAATGTATAAAGTGTTGTATAATACGGGGTTAGTACCTGCATACTGTGTATATATATACAAAAGTGCTGTTGAATAACCCCGTTTATACACCGCGAAAATGTATGTATATGCTGCATAATCGGAGGGGGTGGCATGGGGGTGGTTTTTGTAGGGGGAACGCGCCAAACATATAGCTCCCCGCACATTTTTTCTCCCCCACAAAATGGACATTTACACAATTTGTGCCAAGTATAATGTTGACCCTAACGATGTGGTCTACTACTTCAAGCTGCGTAACGGTGAACCGCGCCTTATCCTCAAGGACGATTTCAACGATGTGTATGCCTGCACCCTCGATGAGAAAGCGAGAGTGCAGCTCATTTTCGGCGGACGCGGCTCCGGCAAATCGAACCACATTGTAAGGGAGATAGTAGCCGATACCTACAACGGCCATAATTGGCTTGTGTGCCGTTATTACAAGGTAGACTTAAGAACCTCTTGCTTTAATGAAATAATCTCTGTAATAGACGAATGGGGGCTTACAGACGAGTTTTCCGTTGACAAGTCTACCATGACCATTACCTGCCTGTATAATGGCCGTCAGATAATCTTCGGTGCGTTAGAGGAAACACGGAGATTGAAGTCATTGAAGCCAAAGAAGGGTATACTGACCGACATATTCATGGAAGAAGGCGATGAATGTCCCTCCTATGAGGCTTTTGAGGTTCTGGATAACTGTTTGAGAGGTATTGATAAGGACGCGAAGCTGAGAGGACTACCGCAGCCGAACAAGAGGATAATAATGGCGTTCAACCCGTTCCCTGAAACGCACTGGCTTTATAAGGTCTTTTTTGAACCCTTGTGGCATCACCCCGATGTGAAGTCAATAGACGAACTGAAAGCTCTGACCCTGAAAGACAAGACCGCAAGAGGTGTGGTCGAAGGATCAGATGTTTTTATTTTGAAAACGACCTATGCCGACAACCGTTTTCTCACCGAGGAAGATATTCAGAAAAGGGAGCAATCCACCGGGCAAAGATTATGGGTAGATACGTTAGGGAATTTTGGCAGATTAGGTTCTACCGTGTTCGAGCGCGGAAAGCACTGGAATATTGCAGACCTGTCCGGCAGGGAATTCAGGAATATCCGTGTCGGCAGCGACTTCGGATATAATCACCCCTGCGCTTTCGTCAAGTGTTCGCTGGATAAGCATAACCATAAGATATATGTGTTTGATGAATTATTCGTGAACGAGGTCACTACCCGCCAATACGGGGAGCTGATCTACAACAAGGCGTTAGGTCATGTAGTTTACTGTGACGCGGCCGAGCCTGACCGTATCAAAGAGCTTAAAGAGATGGGTATCCATGCGGACAAATGCAAGAAGGGCAAAGCCAAGGGGGCGAAGTCTGCCATCACCCGAAGAATAGACTGGTTGCACGACTATGAAATAATAATCGACCAGAAATGTGTGAACCTGATAGGAGAATTTAAGGTTTATCGGTGGAAAACGGATTCCGCCGGACAGAAGTTAGACATACCGGAGGACGCAGACAACCACGGCATAGACGCGCTTTCATATGCCCTGGGATATGATATATTTGCCGGTACTAAGCTTATCGGCGGAGGTAGGATACTGTGACAGAAATGATTTTAACGCGGGAAGAAGCCCGCAGGATAAACGGGGATAACATAAGAACCGTATTCGGCTGTGCGCTGGAGGATTCCATCCTGAAAAGGTGCGATATGTACAAGGAGTACGACTGCGCCGGTATGAATGGTATATATTCCCCTATCCCTAAATACGCGGTAGACATAGCCGCCGGATACTTCATAGGCTCACCGTGCAAATACTACGTTCAGACGAATACGGTAGTCAAAAAGACTTCCGATGTTGCTGGACGGCCTAAGATGCAGTTTGAGGACTTGCCCGACAAGAATCCGAGGGACGACGCATATTTGAACCGCTATCGTGCGATAATGCGCCGGAACCACGAGGACAAGGAGAATATGCGGCTTGCCACTTCCGCGCTGATATGCGGCACGGCATACGAACGGATATACGCTTCTAAAAGGGACGGCCTGATAGCTCCAAAGTTCAAGCCCGTGGATGCTCGGAAGTCCATGCTGTTCCACGACCAGACCATAGACCGCAATCCCACGGCTTTTATCATTCGAGAAGAATATTTTTCGCTCGTGGACAATCGGAAGTATGAGACCTATGAATTGATTACAGAAGATCGCTGGGTAAAGTATATATTTGACGGCAATGTTCGGGAGGAACCTGCCACAGCTTCCGAAATGGCGCTGCTCAAAACCTGCGGTATACCCATTGTAGAATACCCCATGCCAAACAGAGAGGGGTATTTTGAAAAGGTTCTTCCGTTGGTTCACGCGAGAAACGCCATTCTTAACAACGTTTCCAACACGTTCAAATATAACGATGAGGCTATTCTTCTTATGATTGGCTATATGCAGCCCGAAACCGATGAGGACGAAGAAGAACTCCACGAAAGGCTGTCCAAATTCAAGACCTTATATCTGGGAGAGGATAATAAGGTTGAATGGCTGATAAAGAATGTTGATATACAATCCATCCAAGGGTACTTCGACATTCTGACGGGCGATATATACGCCTCTTTAGGCCAGACTAACCCCACGGAAATAGCCGAAGTGTATCAGAATATCCAGGCCGTCAGATACCAGAACTACGGCATGGATAACACGATAATAGCGTATGAGCGTAACTTTGAAAAAGGTCTGCTGGAGGGCAGGGCGCAGAAGATAACCGCGCTGATGAATGAGGGAACCGCCAATAATTATAACTGGGAAGTATTAGATGTGGCGTTCGCAAGGAATATTCCTTCCTCTATGACGGACGAAGCACAGTTTATGACCCAAGTCAAGGGCTCCGGGCTACTTTCAGATAAGGACATTCTTGATATGGTGTCTTTCGTGGAGGATTCCGAGGCCGCTCATCAGCGAAAGCTTGAACAGGATAAGCAGGAGGCAAACGAAATAGCGGAGGCAATGAATGTACGAGTACGGGGACGAACGGGCGAAGAGCCTGAAAAAAACAATAACGAGGGCGTTTCTGAAAACTAAGGAAGCGCTCTTTTATATTGATTCCAACACAAAGGTAATCGACCAGATAAATCTTCTGTACAGAAAAATCCTGAGATTATCCGAAGAAGCGTACTTGGATATAGCCAAGAAAGCATACGCAGACCATAACGGGCCGGATAGGATACTCGAAGCGTGGGTAATAGGTATTCTGGACGATTACGACCCTGTTGTTAAATATGTTTTCATAAAAGAACTGGAAAGAAAGGGGGCAAGATTGGCTGAATCCATAATCGCAGATGCCGAGTACTCCGGCAAAGACCCCCCTACCGTCAATTATCCCCCTATAAAACAGGATTTCACGCGGGGATTGAACTATGTGACATGGCAAACAGACCAATTTGCAATAACCGTTGAAGATAAGACCGTAATAAAAGCCTTCAAGGACAACGGTTATAAAAAAATCAAGTGGCACACACAGAACGATGAAAAAGTCTGCAAAGAGTGTGAAGAACGCAACGGAAAAATTTATCCAATAGACAAAATACCGACAAAACACCCTAATTGCCGGTGCTATTTTACGCCAGAGAAGGCATAAATCCCATTTTGTCAGAGAAGACATAAATCCCAAAGGAGAAAAAATGAAAATAGACATTACCAAAATGGAAGGCTATCGGGAAGATATGACCGCCGAGGAAAAGCTTGCGCTTTATTCCTCTTATGAATTTACGCCTGATTATACGGGATATGTAAAAAAAGATGTATTCGACAGAAAAGCCTCCGAGGCCGCCGAGCTGTCGAGGAACCTCAAATCCTATAAGGAGAAGGAAATGACGGACGAGCAGCGCAGGGCCGAAGCGGAAAAGGCCGCCAAGGATGCGGAGAACGAATACAAGACTAAGATTTGCAGCCTTGAAATAGGCAAGATATTTGCCGGAGCAGGGCTGAAAGAGGCTGATTTCCCCGAAATACCTACATTCACGGAGCCGGAAAAGGCTACGGCCTTTGCCAACTCCATTGTAAAGCTTCTGTCCGCTAAGGTGATTGCGGCGGAGCAGAAAGCGAAAACTGACCTTCTGGGCGGCGGCACACCCCCTGCTTCCGGGGCAGAGGCAAATGAAGCCGCTCAACTCAAAGCGGAGTGGGCGGAAGCTGTCAAGTCGGGCAATATGCTTAAGCAAGTGCAGCTTATGACCCTCGCGCAATCTAAAAAAATAGACTTAACTTAAAGGAGAAAATATCATGGCAAACGCCCCTATAATGAGTTTTGCAGTACCTAACTATTCCGGCCTGCTCTACACCAAGAGCAACACCCAGACCCCGTTTATAAACCTTATAGCGGAGCCTCAGTACACCAATCACGTTCAGTTCGCGGTGGATCAGGAGTATTCCCTCGACACTCCCTCCCAGCCTGCCATATCCGAGCAGGCGTCCATGACCGCGCCTGACACCAAGAAGATAACCCGTACCCAGCACACCAACGTGACCCAGATATACCAGAGGGCTTGCGAGATTTCCTATGCCAAGGAATCTAACATGGGTACTATGAGCGGTATCAACATAGCCGGTCAGCAGGCGAACCCCGGCGACGAGTGGAACTGGCAGATTTCCCGCCAGATGCTCAATATCGCCAACGATATAGAGTTCACTTCCTTGCAGGGCGAGTACAACGCCGCTACCACCGATGCTACCGTCAACAAGTCCCGTGGTATTCTTACCGCGCTGACCACCAACGTCATAGACGCGAAGGGCTCAGGTTCTACCGCTGCCGCGCTGACCAAGGCTATGATAAAGTCACTGGTCAAGTCCATCTTCGACAACGGCGGTGATGTGAACGGTATGATACTGATGTGCAATTCCTTCCAGAAGGCGGCTATTTCCGCGCTGTATGAGGGTTCCATGCAGATGCCGGATTCCCGCATGGAGGCTGGTGTGAACGTGACCCGCCTTATCACCGACTTCGGCGATGTGGGCATAGTCCTTTCCCGCGCCATGCCCAAAGACCAGATACTTCTTTTCCGTCGTGATGTAGTGCATCTTGTAGAGCAGCCCACCCCCGGCAAGGGCAACTTCTTCTTTGAGGAACTGGCTAAGAACGGCGCGGGCAAGAAGGGCGAGATATTCGGACAGGTAGGTCTGAACTACGGCCCTGAATGGCTCCACGGCAAGATAACCAACCTCACCACTGAATAACCATGAAATTCTATCAGGGGAACAAAACGAGTATCCCCTTTGATGTGAAGGAAGATAAGGCCATAGCACAGTTTGTGCGTGGCCTTTTTGAGACTTCCAACGAAGCGACGATAAGAAAGCTTATCGCCCTGGGATACGAACACGACGGAGAGTTTAAGGAAGAAGAACCCAAGCGGCGGGGCCGCCCTAAGAAGGAGGAATAAATGAATGAGGTAATGGTAAACAACGTAAAGCTTCAAACGGGTGCGCCGGACGGCGTTATCCTGATGTTTTTGGAGCGGTATACCGCAGTAGCGTGTGCCATTACCCGCTACAAGGAGCCTCCGAAGTGGTTAGAACCCTATATAGAGGACGCGGCGGTAAAGGCGATAGGGAAGATGGGCGCAGAAGCCTTTAATTCCCAATCTGCGGCGGGAGTGTCCACTAACTATATAGATATTACCGAGAATCTTAAACTGGCTTTAAAAGGCAAAATGAACCCGTTAGGAGCGGTATATGAGAGCGAAGGATAAGAAGGACGTTTATGTGCTTGCCCCCATTAAGGAGACGATAAACGGGCAGACTGTTGTTTCGGAGTGGGCCTTAGTCAGACGGTATAAACTTGTGGCTAACTCTGCCGGAAGCGCAGAGGATATAGCCATGTACGGCGAACGTATCAAGGAATATATCAAAATCTGCAAAGACCCCTCCGATGGGCCTGTTCAGATAGTCGAGGGTGACGGAATCTGCTTGAACGACCCGCAGGAAACGCCGAGCTATATTGTGGAATCCGTCAATTCCGCCCGTGGGTTCTCGACATATACGGCAAAGAAGTATGTTTAACGCCAAAGTTAAAGTCATAAAGAGGTTTGAAAGGCCGGATATTCAGCCTGCCATCCGAAAAGGTATAGAAAGCGGCGGCAAGGAAATGGCAGATATAGCTATTTCCATGGTTCGCGTTGATTCAGGTGAGTTGAAGGATTCGATAGAATTTACCATCTTCGATGAAAAAACGGGGGCCGTAAAGGGAAAGGTGCATACCGCAGCTATCCCGCAGGCCATGACGCTGGAATACGGCACGGGTATTTATAACGAGCTGGGTTCTTCGGCAAAAATCCCGTGGTATGTCCATGAGAGCATGGCAGACCTGAGCAAGTACAACTTTGAGACCGTCCTAAGCAAGAAGGGACTGTTCTACAAGGTTTACGGCGCACACCCTCACCCCTATATGAAGCCCGCCTTTGATGCGGCGAAAAACTTTGTCGTTCAGTCCGTGGCGGACGAGATAAGGAAACTGCTATGACGAATATCTATAAGGACGCTCAGAAGTATCTTAACAAGAAACTTAAAGTTGAGGTTCAGCCGGAATCTGACGAGACCCCCGAAAGGTATCCTATCGTGACATTGAACATCACACAGGAGACATCGGTAAAATCCTTAGAGGGCGAAGCGCTTCCCGCCACCTCAATAAGATGTGGTGTGTGGGGCGAGACCTACATAAGCACCAAGGGATTTACAGGCGTTCTCGATTTGGCTGACAAACTCCACGCCGCAATGCTGGAAAAACACTATATCAAGACCCGCACGACAGAGCCGTACCGCGACGCAAACGGGAAATGGCACGTCAACGTAGTCTATTTCAAAAAAACCAAAACTTTTTAAAAGGAGAAATATATGGCACAGTATCAAGCTTCCGTAGGCCAGCGCGTATTTTATGATACCGCTTACACTATGGCAAACAAGACCGAGATAGCCGGTCTTACCCAGACCCCCGATAAGGGCGGTTCGCCCTCCGAGGTTTCCGTAAACATTATATCTGAATATTTCGTGCGTAACCTTGCCGGTCAGCAGG